GGTACTGTTTCATTCTCTACCGTAACAGACAAAACATTTCTGCCTGCCGCCAGAAAGAAATCTGCCATTTGCGTATCTGCTGATAAAGCATGTAAAAGATTCCCCTGCAGACTTCCGGAAACGGTTCGATTTTCACAATCCACCGTAACCGTTTCACCATTTTTTATCATGCAGGATAGCTTCAGAGCAGCATTGGTCGTTTTATTTTCAATCAGAATTCCTTTTTCACATACAGCATCATGCTGTGCAGTCAAACAAATTTTCGGCAGAACAGAGATGCTTCCGCGATTCAGCACAACACCTTCCGTTGTCCGCCCGGAAAATACGCAAGGAAGTACAAAAGGCGTTTTCAGTAGTGCTTCCTTTTGAAACAGCGATACGTTTTGTTCTGTTTTATCCGAAAAATACGGATAATCACATACAAACTGTACGGTAAAGGGACAAAAGCACCCTTTCTTTTTTTCAGGAATCAGGCAGATGCATCTTGCGGGAATAACACGCGCATTTCTGCCGGATACCACAGTCATTCTCCCCGGAAGAGAGAGCACTTTTGCAAGATAAGATATCTGTGTTCCGGTTTTGTCGTATACATCACCCGATGCCGTAATCGTTCTCGGTAGTACGGAAATGTGCGTCACCGTTTGACCCGGTTCACCGGCATAACGCACAACATCTGCCTCTGTCTCCGGCAAAGAAAGACCGTTCACTTCCGTCAATCGTACCAAAGCATTTCCACCACCGGCAAAAACGACTCTGCCATTTTCATTTTCATAAATCAGTTGCATAAACCTCTCCTTTCTAATTCAGGTTTGTTCGCAAGGCATCCAGAAGTGCCGCATTCCGTGCAGAAATCAGTTGCTCTGCAACAGTTTCTCCACTCCCGTATAAATGGTACACCGGCGAAAAGCTTCTTCCTGCAGGAGCTTGGGTTGCATGCTTCTCTGTGGCCGGTAGGAAAATCCATTCAAGACCTGTAAACAAATCTGCAATTTTTGCATGAAATCCCTCTGTGAAATTTTCCGCGACCACTTCACCCATTGTGAAAAAATCCTCAGGAATACTGTCAAAAGTCTGCGCAACTTCCGCTTTCACCTGCTGAGATATCTTTTCATATTCCGATGCATACAAAGTATCTGCGATTTTCCCGGAAAGCTCTTTTCGTTCCTGAAGCGCTGCCATATAATCTATAAATGTCCGGTCATCGCCGGAAAGCAAAAGGTTTGCAAGACGCGAGGCATCCTCGACAGATATATTCTTCAGATTTTCCAGAAAAACACCGATTCCTTTTGCATCCAGGTTGTCTGCACGTTCTATAAGCTGCATCAGTGCTGCATCATACGCAAGCATTGCATCGATTTCCTTATCCAGGTCAGACAGAGAATAATCTGTCAGGTACAACGTATCACCGGTGGGATAATAATTATGAATTTTCGTTTCACGCGTGTCGTATCCCACGCCACTTCCGAATGCATTTTCCACAGATGAGGCATATGCATCCCGACGTTTTGTTACACCATCTATCGTCCGTTCTGCATCTTTCGAAATATTGGCAAAGCTCTTCTGCAGTTCTTTTTCATGCTCCACAACCGCCTTTTCGTATTCCGCCAGCATATCTACCTTGTACCCGTAGATTTCTGCCGTGTATTTATACCATTCCTGCGTGTCCTTTGCAAAATAACGGTCACGAAGTGCTGTCAGCTTATCGAAATAAGTCTCCTGTGTAATCACACCAAACTCGAGCTGATATTTGATGGCAGAATATCTCTGTTCAAAAGCACGGCGGACAGAAATATCCGATTTGCGCAAGGACTCCACATATCCTTTGTCCACATATTCCGCAACTTGTTTTCCCAACGCCTCCGCATCCTTCCGGTATACCTCGGCATGAAACTCTTCTGGGAATTCTTCCAAAGTTTTTGCCATATAATCCCTCCTTTAAAACAAATCAGCAAGCTTTCCTGCCACATCCACTTCTTTTTCTTTCACCACAGCAAACCGTTCCTTCAGTTTTCTGAGTGCGGCACGCGCTTTTTTGTCCTTTATGTCTTTTTCATCTGCAGAACGGATTTTTAAAACCGTTCGGAACGGATTATCCTCAGAAAGTGCCGAAAACAAAGAACGGAACACATACCAATGCAAATCTTCTTTCGTAAGATCAATCCCGTATTTCCCCATAAACGCGGCAAAGATAATATCCGCATCCTTTGAAAAGGAATACATCGGTAATTGATATTCGGAAGACGCAGATTCCTCTGCGTCTCCTTTCATAAAAAGCTCTGCCGCAAGGACTGCCGACGGAAGAGAGGGCGGCAATGTGTCTTTATAGCACAGCTTCAAGATAGCCGCTACCTTTTCTCCTTTTTTCATCGTTTTATCCTCTGCCAGCATGGCAATCTTCATCCAGTTCCGGAAAGAGGTGTGAACCGGATATTCTTTTCCAAATACAGTAACGGTGTCAGGAAGCTTATCTGTTAAAATATGAAACGACTTATACATCAGCTGTAAACTCCAGCGTCTGACCGTCTTCAGAGATTCTCGCCGTGCCGAACACCTTATCTCCTTTGGTGTAAAATGCGCCGCTTAAGGTGTAAGCATCGGTGCTGTTGCCTTCTGTGTCCACCACAACGGAAAAATCGCGACGAACTGCACGGCAAACGCCATTTTCTTCCGTTGATAAGTCTGCAACAACGATGGAACGAATTGCGTTACTTCCTAAAACCTCGTTATCCGCAAGAGAAACAATATCGTCATGAACGGGATTCCCGTTGTAACGGTCAAAGGTAAAGGAAATAGAGGGAGAGAACGCCACAACATCTGTCTGCTCAAAGCTTTCATCAATGTAGTGTCTTGCATATTCCACCGGGTTTTTGGCTGTATCCATCTTAGTAAAGCCACTCATGCGATAATAGGTTACATTCTCCTCTGTCTTCACGCCGTAAAAGGCGAGTTTTTCATGTCTGTTGACCATTTTTCCTGTCATATCATCCATCCTTTCTGATTGGTGTTATAATGTGTCAGATGTATTTTCACGCTGTATACACAGCTATTTGCCGTACATTTTTCTTTTTTCGCACTAAGGTCGCTTTCCACCGAGACAGCAAAGCTTCCGCCTGTCAGCTCCGGCAGAATGCCTTTCGCATTTTTCTCCAACAAATCTGCATGCAGTGCTTCAAAAAAAGCATCCACCTTACCGGTTCCCTCTACGCCGTACGGAAACCGTACAGAGAGTGTAAAAGAGCTTTTCAGCATTTTGTCACCATCCGTATAGGCTCGGATAAGCTTCCTTTCCGGCACCGTCGAAAGAGATACCGCATTTGTTTCCTTTCCCAGAAAACCAACCGTGAGATGTCTGCCCTGCGATGCAAAAAAAGGTGCTATGTATGTTTGAATCAATTTTGTCATACGCGCCCTCCTTTATGCACAAATCAGCTTTGTATGGCTGATGTTCCTTGTTCCGTACCGGTTATCGGTAACAGAAAGAACTGTCACGCTGTTTTCTGTTTCAGGCGCGTCACCGTCGCAAAAGGCAATCACATCACCGGGGATTACATCCATTTCCTCCGGCGAAACAATGCGAATCACAACGCGTGCCGCACGGTCTAACCCCTCGGAAAGCTCGTATCTTTTCGTAGTTCCCGAAACAATGGCAGGAAACAACAGAATCTTTTCCCACGCTCCCAGTTCCGGCACGAATCGAAAGCGATATACAGTCTGATATGTACGCATCATTCCTCACCTCCGTACAACACGCCCTCCGGAGCCAGATAAATCCGCACAATTTCCCACGCAGGGTCTCCTTTGTCTCTCCGATAGGTCACACGGAAGCCATCCACACTTTCCGTGGAAATGTGAGACCGTTCTTTCTGGGAAAACAACTCACACAGTTCTGCCACACAAAACCGGACATTGGTGTCATCGGGCAGAGCCCGTCCGCGGGTTGCCCCGCGGATATAGGCTTTGGCTTTCGGCAGAACTTTTGAAAACTCGGTTTCGGATAAGCTTCCGCCGAAAACCTCTTTATAATAGGTGTAATCAACCAAGTATCATCCCACCTTTACTGTGCGGTGTGCAGATAAATGCCTTTGCCCTTGTTGTCCGGCACAAAGCAATCGTGATACAGACGGAACTGGAATTTCCACATATCTTTGTCCTGGTTTTCATCAGGAGAGAAGATTTTCGGCATAGCGAACTTCTGTACCTGCAGAACAGAACCGGGATATACCAGCATAAAGTTGATGTCCTTGGCATCCTCTGCTTTGGTAAAGCCGTCGGTGCCTAATTCGATAGACGTCATAAAACGGGAAGAAGGCACATACACCACCTGCATGCCGTTGTAGCTACCCATAATGGTGTTTACTGCGGCGTCGCTGCCGTACACACGGGAAACAGACTGATTGAGAAGCATCTGCAGGTCAGAGTTTACAAACAAGATTCTGCCCTCTTCAGGCACTTCATGTGCATCCATTTCCTTTTTCGCGGTATCGATGGCAGATAAAATGTTTTCCGCGGTTAATTCGTCCTCCGCCTTTAAAATGCCGTCTGCAGAAGCATACTTTGCAAAACGGTATGCATCGATTTCAGGCACAACCCATTCACGCATAAAGCTGCCGGTCACTGCGCCAAAGGCAAGACCTAAGGTTTCCTCATCGTCCATACGGTCGATGGCAAGCTCTTTACCGCGCTCTACATCTAATGTGAAGGATTCCCACACCGCGGTCACATCACCCTTGGGGTAACCGTCTGTTCTGGAATAATCACCCAGACCTGTGGTTGCAGTTTTTAAAATCTGCACCTTGTTAGCGCCCAGGAAATTCACCTGGGTGTCATTGTCTAAAATCTGTGTCACAGACTGTGCTTTGTAAATGTCGTCAATAACGGGAAGAAATTTTTCAGCTAAAGTAATTGTGTTAGGCATAAGTTTAATCTCCTTTTCAAGTTAAAATTTTGTTGTTTTATAAACGTTCAGGCTTTCACCTTTTCAATTTTTGCGCCGATTCTGGCGTAGGATGTGAAGCTGTCCTGATTGGGCGCTGCTTTCTGGCGCATACCGCTGGACACCTCCATACCACGGAACAGATAGGGACACTCTTTTTTGATTGCCGCAACCTGCTCCGAAATACCGGAAAAGCCGTTTTCATCCTCGGCGATGGAGGATTTATCCAATAGCGCCGCGGCGGCGGTGAGATTTTTTGCACCGGCTTCCGACAACGAGCGCTGAATCGCCGCATCTAAACGGTGCGCAGAAAACTCGCCCTTCAAGGCTTCCAGAGCAGATTTTGCCTCATCTCTTTCCTGCTCCATTTCCTGCATCCGCTGAATGATAGCAGTTGCCGCTTCTTCCGGAATTCCAAGCTCTGTTAAAAATTCCTGCATCAGTCTTCCTCCTTTTCTGCCGCATCCGGCTGTTTCGGGAACACGGTCATGCCGCGCGCAATCTGTTCTGCCGTTTCTCTGGGAATTTTATACACCCTCGCCAGATACTCTGCATTGTCGATGATACCGTTTTGTACCTCGGATAGGGCGCGCTCTGCCGTGGTTTCCGAATCCTCAATGATAGAGTCATCGAAATTCACAATGATTTCCGCCTCCGGATCCTCGCCGGACAGATATAAAACCGCCTTTGCCAACTGACGGATGGCACGTTCTGCCACCAGCTCGTGCTTTTTAAGGTTACGGTACATATCCGACTGCTCCGAAATAATCTGTGTTGCGGTCTTTAAGCTCCCTGCCGTGTAGTTGTATTTCCCGGAACCAAAACCGCAGGAGTCTGTTAACAGGTCGATATTTCTCTGCAGACCCACCTCATGAGCATCGGCACGAAGCGCCATATTGATTTCCGTGATGGTGCAGTCTTCGGGGTCCGCTCCGGAAAAGGCGTAAAACTCGGTGTCATTATCGTCAAACACCGGCAGAATATCACCCTGCTCCTCCATACGGATTTTCGCCATGGTGAGCGGCACCACAATGCGTTTTTTGCCCAGACGGAACTCGTTCTGATAGCTGTCATACACCAGGTCAATGCCTTCTAAAACATCAATGGCATTGGCAAACACGGATATGCCCAAAGGACTGTCCATAGCAATGTTGTTGGCAATATTGGGCTTTAAAATCTGAAACAGCGGAATGGAAGAGCCGGTGTAAAACTCCTTCGCCACCCCTTCGGGAAGCGGCACGCTCTTTTTACTTTTCTCATTGTAGAGATAGTTTTTCACCGTATACATTCCGTTCTCCAAAACATGAATATTCAGGTATGTGTGCATTTCTCCGAAGATGTGCATTCTGCTTGCAAAGGCACACTCCGAGATTTCTCCGTTTTCAAAGGTCAGCGGAAAAATCATATCGGCACGGATATAATCAATCACCACACCATCCGGCGTTTTGTGCTCCACAAAAGCGCCGGTGCCCAGCGCAAAGGTGCGCTCAATCAGGCGGTTGGCATTCACGCGGAAGTTATTGTCGGAAAACGCCTTCTCCAGCGCTTTTACCGCCTGCTCGTCATTGGAGGTAATTTCCACCTTTTCATTTAAAATCAGATCCGCCCAATCCTCACACACCTGCTTCGCCATGCAAAGAGACTTTCTTGTCCTTCTGACATTGCGTTTTCCGTTGAACTGACGGTATTCATGAAAGGAAATCACCTTTCCCTCATACCAGGATTTCCATAAATCCACAGGCATCATCAGTCCGTCGGGAATCGGGGTATACCCAAGATCCTTTAAAATGTTTTTAATCAAGTGTTTCTCCTTTCTCCCGAAGAGGATTCCAGCATCACGCGCATATAAGGCTCCAAGGCATATTCCATTGCGTCTAAAGAGTCCACATTCACAGTGCCGTTATCCAGACGGGTATCCTCTGTTTTGGATTCATCCCAGACTGCATTCTGCATGGCTTCCATAACATATCGGCATTCTTTACGCACGAAAAGCCTTTTCTGCGCAAGCATCGCATTGGTAAAACGGATGCGCTCTAAAATCTTGTCTTTTTTGGCTTTTCGCACCTCCAGCGCCAGCCCTTCCCGTTCTACCGCGCGGCGCAGACCGCAAATGAGTGTGGATTCTGCGTTATCGCAAAATGCTTCATACACGGGGCACAGCTTCTGCATGCGCTTTACAAAACGGATAAACTCCTGCTCCAGCTTCTCGGGGCTGATTTCCTGCTTTAAATAGAATTCATCCAGCACATAAGCGCGGTGCATATGTCGGGAAAACCCGACGCACACAAACGCGTGCGCCGATTGATTTCCGCCAAAGTCCACGCCGATGGTGGCAAAGGATATGTCCTTTGGATTTCGCCTGAATGTAAAACGGCTTGCATTTTTGGCAAACTCGGGATAAATGCACCCTTCTGCCGCCACCCAGTTTCCCAGAATAAACCGCTCGTAAAATACGCCGGTGTACTCCCGCTTTAAGCTTTCCACATAGCTTTCCGGCAGGTACGGATTATCCTCAATGGTAAACCGCACACGGAGAAAATCCAGGTTTTCTTCCTCGGCTCGCAGAATATAGTTTTTCATCAGCCAATGCCCCGGCGCATCAGGGTTCGTGGTGGCAAACAGCTTTGCATCCGGCTCCGAGAGTCGGGACAGCAGCATGGTAAAAAACTCCTCTTCAAACAAGGTAAGCTCATCGCAGTATGCTCCCGTTAAGGTAAGTCCGCGGATTTTCTGTTCTGCGCGAGCATCGGATGCACCTTCTAAGTACACCGTCCGCCCGAACAGAACCGCTTTTTTGGATGGCACCGAAAACGAAAAGTTGTCGGCTCCCACCAAGCTTTCCAAAAGGTTTAACACATTTCGCTCCAGCGCCGTCATGGTTTTCGCCGCCATAAGATATGTGCCGTTTTCCGGCATCACCGCAACCCACATGGCCCATAGCACCAAAGATATCCATGTTTTGCCGGAGCGGACCGAGCCTTCTAAAAGGTTGAGTCTTGAAAGCTTATGATGCTTCAGAAACGAAATCACTTCTTTTTGCTTTTCGGAAAAAGATACGGTTTCATCCAACCTGTTTCACCGCCTCTATAATCTGCTGAAGCAATCCTGTGTCTTTCGACTCGGTTTCCGTCACGATGGCGCGCACCTCTTTGATGGCAGGAATTTCACCACCAATGGCACGCTCTAAAAGTTTTGCCATCACCAGCATGCGGTTGTTGCAGGCAGTTGCAGGGATACCCATGCTTTTCAAAAGCGCTTCATCCTCCTGCTCCGCAACCTTTGCCGAAAGAAGCTCGTCCATGCAATCGGAAAGCTTCTTTTTGATTTTTGCCTCGCGTTTTGCTTTCATGTTTTCCTCCTTTTTCGGGAAATTGTTTTGTCTTTCGAACCGGTTCATGTATATTGTAGCATAGAAAAAAGTGCAATTGGGTGCAATGGCAAAACCCGCTCCCTGTGTGGCTTTCAAGGTTTTTCCGCCCCGTGTTCACAAAAAAGACACAATTTATTTTTCCTTTTTCTTTCTCTTAAGGCACACAAAAAGCTCCGTTTATTTTTTGTGGCTTCTCTGCTCCAAAACGCAAAAAAGAACCCCGGCAAACACGCAGGGGTTCTTCACAATATTCACATAAAAAAATGCGGCTTTTCACCTAAAAGCCGCATCATGTTTTCTTTAAATTTTATCCTTCCACCACTGAAACGGTTCCTGTCTTTAAATCAATCTCATAATCGGTAAACCACTCGGAATGATATCTGTCCGTGTGCCGGAAGGTTACCTTCTCGTTTTCTTCATCAATCACCAAATCTTGAGGCGAGCGGTTCTGCATATGGATTTCGTCTTTATAATCCACATAGCTTCCGTCCGCATATACCTGAAGAAGGTTATAGGATGTCCAGGAGGTTCCTGCCACAGAGATATAAACAAAGGAATACTCCTCTGTGTCGAACCGCGCTCTCGGCTCACCCACGGAATGGGTGCCGATAAAATGAGAAATCACAGTTTCTTTCGTCTTGTTCGCCGCAGGAATAAAAGTTTTCTCCGCTTCCTTCACCTTATCGGGATAATAATAGGTCATCCTGCCCACCACATCCGAAGGCGTTTTAAAATAGTATCCAACGGTTTCGCCCTTTGCTTTTATGGGAAACATCATCGGCCCTACCGATTTTTCTTCCATGTTTTCGGGGAAGGTAATGTACTGGTTCCCACCACCGCAATGAAGCACCTCTTCAAAGTTGATTTCCGCTTCCGTCAGCTCATCATCCACCGTGATATAAGCCTTTTTATCTCCCGAAAAAACAAGGAAACTGTTCTCATACATAAATTCAAGTGAAATGGTGCGAGCCTCTTCATCCCACACGAATTTGCCGCCATAGGGCGAAAATGCGCCGTCATATCCCAAATCTTCAATAGCAATTGCCGTGTAGCCTCCAATGTTAAAAGAAGGCACTTCTAAATCATAAACCAATGTTTTGATGTCGGTTTCATAAACCTTCCCCAGCACCTTGCCGGGTTTATCTACGCTTTCTGTCTTATCCTCCGTCAGAAACTCGGGACGGAGGGTGGAAAACCGAAGCGTTCTCGTGCTATCATCATAGCTGTAGGAAGACTCTTTATGGGATTCCAAAAGCTCTTCTATCACCACCGCCGTCTTTCCGCCGATGTTATAAGACTTCACCGGAACGCCGTTGATATACGCACGAATGTCGGTGGAAGATACCTGCCCCACCACATCACCCTTTGCGGCAGACGCCGTTCCGCACATGGCACACGCCATGATAAAACATAATACAAATGAAATCATCTTTTTCATAATCGTTTTCCTTTCTTTGAAGGTAATTGCGACGCATAAGGTTTAGATGCAAACCTTTTTGTATCAGGTTCATATCAAATGTATATCTTTACACTTCTTTAATAAGCATAAA